AGCGGCAAGACTGAGCGGTTCAAGCGTTTCCTGGTGAAGCAGGCCACGGCCTACAGCGGCCCGTACTTCGCCGCCGCGCCCACCCATGCCCAGGCCAAGAAGATCTTCTGGGACGACCTCAAGGCGTTCACGCTGTCGAGCATGCACAGCCGTCGTCCTTCCGAGTCGGACCTGATCATCTACTTGGAGAACGGCAGCGAGATCCACGTCATCGGCCTGGACAAGCCACAGCGCATCGAGGGTATTCCCTGGACTGGCGGCGGCATCGACGAGTTCGCCGACGTGAAGCCTGACGCCTGGGAGGCCAACATCCTGCCCGCGCTCAATACGGTCAACCCGACCATGCCTGACTATCGGGCCTGGTGCTGGCTGCTGGGCGTGCCGGACGGCCTGAACCACTACTACGACCTCTGCCAGCAGGCCGAGACCGGGCAAGACCCCAACTTCCGCGTCTTCCACTGGAAGTCAGCCGAGATCCTGCCGCCCGACGTCATGGATGCCATGAAGCGCGCCATGTCGCCCAAGCAGTTCAAGCAGGAGTTCGAAGCCAGCTTTGAGACCGCCTCGGGCCGGATCTACGAGGACTACGGCAAGCACAACCAGACGTCCGCCACCATCGAGCCGCATGAGCAGCTGATGTGGATGCACGACCAAAACTTCACGCCTCTGTCGTCCGCCATTGGCGTCAGGCGCAACAACGGCGCCGACCTCTACCTGCTGGACGAGATCGTCCTGACCAGCGCCATTTCGCGCCAGGCGGCCGTTGAGTTCGTCGAGCGATACAAGGACCACAAGAACAAGCACGTGCTGATCTACGGCGACCCGGCGGGCAAGGCTGGCGAGAAGCATGGTCATGCCTCGGACTACACCGACATTGAGGCCGTGTTGAAGGCTGCCGGCTGGCGCTACACGCGCAAGGTCAAGCCTGCCCACCCGGCCATCAAGGACCGACAGAACGCGGTGCGGGCCAAGATCCTGACCGCGTCGGGCGACAGCAGCCTGTTCGTCAACCCTGTTACCGCACCCTGGTGCCACAAGGGCCTGGCTACTGTCCAGCTCCAAGAAGGTTCGACGTTCCAAGAGGACCAGAAGAACCAGTACCAGCACATCACAACCGCGATCGGCTACTGCGTCGACGTTGAATGGCCTGCCAAGGGCCGGTTCTCCTACGAAGGTGTCACCTAATGGGCGTCGTCCGATACTTCAGCGACAAGCTGGTCAACCTGGTGGCGAACCTGGGTACCGAGCGCGACAAGGCGTCGAGTTCGATCTACGCGCCCACGCTGCTGAGCGAGCAGGAACTGAGCAACGCCTACCGTGGGGCCTGGCTGCCGCGCAAGATCGTCGACATACCACCGCTGGACGCCACGCGGCGCTGGCGGGGCTGGCAGGCCAGCAAGGAGCAGATCGAGAAGCTGGAGGCCGAGGAGAAGCGCCTGGACGTTCGCCGCAAGGTGAAGCAGGCAATGACCCGGGCCCGGCTGTTCGGTGGTGCTGCCATCTACATCGGCACCGGTGACCGTGACACGTCGGTGCCGCTTGACCCCGAGAGGATCGGGAAGGGCGGTATCAAGTACCTGACCGTCATGAGCAAGCGCAAGCTGGCCCCGGGCGACATCGAGCAAGACCCTCAATCGGACCTGTTCGACCGGCCCAAGTGGTACACGCTCACCGGCAGCCAGATCAGGGTTCACCCGTCGAGGCTGATCCTCTTCATCGGCGCTGAGCTGCCAGACCCTGAGCTTGACGTGGGCGTCGAGTACGGCTGGGGCGATTCGGTCCTCCAGTCGATCCTGGACACGATCAAGCAATCGGACAGCACCATGGCCAACGTGGCCAGCCTGGTGTTCGAGGCCAAGGTCGATGTCATCAAGATCCCAAGCTTCATGCAGAACCTGCAGGACAAGGAGTTCACCAAGCAGGTGCTGGAGCGGCTGCGCCTTGCTGCCATGGCCAAGGGCATCAACGGCCAGGTGCTGCTGGACGCGGACGAGGAATACGAGAGCAAGTCGGCCAGCTTCGGCAGCCTTCCGGACATCATCGACCGCTTCCTACAGGCTGTTGCCGGTGCTGCTGACATCCCGCTGACGCGTCTGGCGGGTCAGTCCCCAGCCGGCATGAGCAGCACGGGCGAGTCGGACCTGCGAAACTACTACGACCGCATCCAGGCCATGCAGGAGCTGGACATGCGCCCCGCGCTGTCAACGCTCGACGAGTGCCTGATCCGTTCTGCCCTTGGCGCGCGCGACCCGAAGATCCACTACGCCTGGCTTCCACTGTGGCAGCCAACCGCCGCCGAGAAGTCGGAGAACGGCAAGCGCACTGCCGAAACGATCAAGACGCTGAGCGAATCGAAGCTCTTCCCCGAAGAGGCCTTGAGCGCTGCCGCCACCACTGTGCTGGTCGAGGAAAGCGTTCTGCCTGGCCTGGAGGCTGCCATCGCCAAGTTTGGTGCGGAGCTACCGGACGAGGAAGACGAGACCGGCCCAGGCGAAGAGGGCGGGAGCGAGCCTGCCCGCAAGACGCCGATCGCTGACGCTGCGCCGCGCACCCTCTATGTTCAGCGCAAGGTCGTCAACGGCGCCGAGATACTGGCGTGGGCCAAGGCTCAAGGCTTCGAGAACACCGTCCCGGCCAGCGACCTGCACGTGACCATCGCTTACAGCAAGCAGGCTCTGGACTGGATGAAGGTCAACGAGACCTGGTCAGGTGACAGCAATGGGCATCTGACAGTAGCCCCTGGCGGTGCCCGCCTGGTGGAGCCGCTGGGCAGCGAAGGGGCGGTGGTGTTGCTGTTCAATTCCTCCGAGCTGTCCTGGCGCCACAGGCAGATCCGCGAAGCCGGCGCGTCCTGGGACTTCGAGGACTACCAACCACACGTCACTCTCACTTATGCCGTCGGCGACCTGGACCTGACCAAGGTTGAGCCGTACCGCGGCAAGATCGAATTTGGGCCAGAGATCTTCGAAGACCTGAAGCCCTGAGGTAATCCATGATCCTCCAAGACTCTGTCACCGCTTCCAATGTGCGGCGGACGGCTGACGGCTACCTGGTGGCCGAGGCCAGGGTCGCCCGCACTGGCATCCAGGACTATCTGGGCACCGAGATCGACCCTGACAACCAGCATGGGCTGCGCGACAAGCCAATCGTCAGGGTGTACCGCCCGGAGAGCGCCGTCTTCCACAAGGACGCCATGCAGTCCTATGCCTACCGACCCATGACCAATGGTCACCCGGGCGGCGACGGCGTCAACTCCAAGAACTGGAAGGACCACGCCATCGGCCAGACCGGTGGCGAGGTCGTCCGGGATGGTCACTTCGTCAAGGTTCCGCTGGTCCTCATGGACGCCAAGGCGATCGAGGACTACGAGGCCGGCAAGCGTGAGCTCTCCATGGGGTACGGCGCCGAGGTCGTGTTCCAGGATGGCACCACAGACGAGGGTGAGCACTACGACGTCTACCTCGGCCCCATGAAGATGAACCACCTGAGCCTCGAGTATCGCGCCCGCGGTGGTGAGCAGCTCCGCATCGGCGACAACCAAACCCAACCCCCACAAGGAGGCCATCAAATGGCTGATTCCCTGCGCACGGTCATTGTTGATGGCCTGTCCGTTCAAACCACTGACCAGGGCGCTCAGGCGATCGACAAGCTGACCCGTCAGCTGTCCGACTCGGCGACCACCATCCAGCAGCTGAAAGACGCTCACGCAACCGCGCTGGCAGCCAAGGACGCCGACTTGGCGAAGAAGGATGCAGAGCTCGACGGCCTGAAGGCCAAGCAGCTGAGCGATGCCGACATCGACAAGCGTGTCCAGGCTCGTGCTGACCTGGTCGGCAAAGCCAAGGCTATCCACGACGCAGACTACGCCGGCAAGTCCGACAGCGAGATCCGCAAAGCCGTAGTCATTGCCAAGATCAGCGACGCTGCCATCGCCGGCAAGACCGAAGCCTACATCGACGCGCGCTTCGACCTGCTGGTCGAGGATGCCGCCAAGGGTCCGGGCAACGATCCGTTCCGTCAGCACATGACCCACCAGGATGCCAAGACCACCGGCGTCGACGACGCGGAAAAGGCTCGTCAGCAGATGATCGCCGACATGCAGACCGCCCACCGCACGGCCCAGGCCTAAGGAGAACCAGCAATGGCTACCTACCAAAACACGTACAGCAACGCCCCGGCCAAGGGCCTGGTCGGCCAGATCGCCAGCGAGGAGAAGTGCAACAAGATCTCCCGCACCGTCGAGAATGCTGAGGGCATCCGCTTCGGCGTTCCCGTGCAGCGCGGCGCTGGCGACCACGGCGTTTTGCCTTTCTCTGCCGGCACGTTCATCGGCTTTGCAGTGCTGAACCCAGCAGTTCCGCCCGTTGCTCAGGGCTCGCAGCTGGTTGACGGCTACCCGCAGTACTTCACTGGCGCCTTCATGACCCTGGGCTGCATGAAGGTCCAGGCTGGCGGCGCTGTCGTGGACGGCGGCGAAGTGTTCTACAACCCGGCCACCAACCGCTATGTCGCCGCCACCGGCGCTGGCATCGTCGGCCCGCTGCCTGATGTCGTGTTCGACACCTCGGGCTCCAACGGCGACATCGTCGAAATCTCCATGGGCCTGCGCCCGATCGCTGCCGCTTAAGGCTGAGGACCTGCCAACATGAATCAATTCGCTGACGCACAGGCGGCGTTCCCGTTTGTTCTGGCCCAAGGCCGCAACATCGAGACCCGCGTCTACCAGCGCCGTTATCCGACCTTCAACTACGCCGCGCACGTGCCGGTCGTGACCGAAGGCCAGCCGTGGGCCATCGGTACCACCTTCTTCACCGTCGATACCGCCGGCGAGGCCAAGTTCCTCAGCGGCGCAGGCACTGACATGCCGTTCAACCAAGCCACCCGTGGCCAGGCGTCGCATGACTTCGCCATGATCGGTTCGGGCTGGGAGTGGAACCTGGAAGAGGTCAACCAGGCCGCGCTGTACGGCATCGCCCTGAACGACACCAAGGCCATGAGCGCCGCCGACAAGGTCGAGCGCCTACTGAACAGCATCGCCATGGTCGGCTCCACCGAGAAGAACTGGACCGGTCTGTTGAACAACGGCGAGGTGCAGCGCGCCGATGCTGCTGGCAGCGGCACCGGCATCTTCTGGGTGAACAAGACCGTCGACCAGA